ATGCTTTCCAATCATTGAATGATTTTTCTTCATCAACTTTGTGCAGGAAGAATTGCCATAATTTTTCATCTGTATCCAGTTCAACCAGTTTTGCAACAAATACTGCAAAGTTACCAGTTAAAATCATTTGGTCAACAAGCAAAAATGGACTTGCATATCTTTTAAATAGCAAGTCCATCCACTTGATGTATGTTAGTTGAGCAATTCCAAAGCAACCTTGAAAAAATCCGCAAAGTCATCCATCTTGATGAAGTCAATCAGCATCTTTGCAAATGTTGCCGGTGACATTTCGCTGATTTCTTTAACGGTCAGACCGCTGACATCTGCAAGTAATGCAAAGATGTCATTCTGACATTCACCATAATGTGCAAGAACGATGTTTGCCACCTTAAAGGCAATTTTCATTCCGGCAATGTTGGTGATTGCTTCCTTGGTCTTGGTTTTGTCCCTGAAAATCTTTGCCAAGTCACCAGTAGATGCAAAGCAGTCTGTGAACTGGTCAATACCAATCTTGCTGATGACCGCCGCCATCGGTGCAATATCCGTTGCCTGTAGTTTTCTGAATGTATAGGGTTTCTTATTTGTTACTTCGTCCATTGTTCAACTGTCCTTTCTGTTTAACCCTGTGTAGGATAATAGATGTGATAAGGAAGCACCATGAGGTCAGCGGTAACATCCTGATAGCACTCAAAGGTTACCTTGACCACTGTGTTTTCCTTGTTCTTTGCTTCACCTTCAAAGCCGGTTGTGCAAAGCGCATTGTCAAAAATGATGATGATGGGTGTGTTGTCCGTTCTCCAACCGACAAAAGCAAGGTTTTCAAAATAGTCACCTTCCTGAATGTCGGGTTTGGATTCAAGCAGGGCAAAACCTTCAACATCGGAATCAACAGTTTCACCAATCAAGGTGTTTTTCAGCAGGTCAGGTGTGATTTCAACAAGGTTTGTTTCAAGGGTTGCAACCTCACCCTGTTTGAAAGTAAGACCCTTGACCTTGACCAACGCACCATCAACATCAACGTCGATAACTTCAGGCTTGATGCTGACTTTGTTGCCGCCAGATGTCGCACCAATCAGTGTTTCTTTTGCGTTCCATCCTTTGTAGAAATGGATGCTTGAATCAAATGCCGGTGCCGCATCGCCGTCCAGTTTGGCGTAGTGGTCAGCATCGCTTTTGGCATAATAATTCTTGTAATTGGTTGCCCAGTCAGCAGGTTCAGCAGTCAAAGCGTGATAACCAAACTTCAAGCCTTTATGAAGTGTACCTGCACCAAGCATAATAGACTTGGGTGTTTTCTCAGTAACACCATGCTTTGTAAATTCGTTATACATGAATCATTTTCCTTTCCAAGTTTTTATTGATAAATTGACCTGACATTTCTTCAGGTCATCATCTTCAATGGGGATTGTTAAAGAACCACCATAAAAGACTGCAACCGCCGTTCCGTTCTTGATGGTTGTTTGACCGTGCAAAAAATGGTCTTTGATTGCTGTTTTTTGCTGTTCAAGTTCTAAAAAACTACCCCTTGTGAATCCAGTCAAAATGACAGTAGGTTCACACTTGCCATCCTCGGTGATGTTTTCGGGTTCGGTGACCTCACCGACCCAGTAAGGATAGGTCAAGGGCGTTTTTGTCATTTGCATAAATTCATAGGTCAGACCAAGTGTTTCCATTTGGTCTGACACAAAAGCAAGAACATCAGTCATATCAGTTCAATCCTTTCAAATGTTCTTCCAATGCGGCTTGAAGGCTCGGTTTCAGGGTTTCCATTGCGTTCCATAATGCCCTGTTCGGCTTTTTACCGTGTGTGAAATGACCATCGCCTTTTTCATCCACATAGTACCAACCGCCTTTTCTGCCGTTTCCGTTCAGTGCATATTCGCCTGTTCCAAATTCTTCCCAAATTGCATTTTCCAAGGGTGAACCGATGGTTGCAGTCAGTTCTGCTTCATCAACAACATAGTCCCAAGAACCCTTTGTCTGACCGGTTCTGACCCTGCTGTTTCGTGCCGTCTGACTGACCAATTCCCCTGCCGCTTCGTGAAGAAATGCAACCCCTGCATCCGCAAGGGCGGCTTTGCACCGCATCCTGTTATCCTCAAAACTGACTTTGCCCATCACTGACCACCAACAAACTTCAAATAAATTTCAAGGTGTTGGTGCATAGTCATGGGGTCATCAATGACTTGTATCTGATAGACCTGACCATCAATCAGCATCCTTGCGTTCTCGCTTGTAGCATCAACAGTTTTCTGCAATGTCGCATCGGAAATTTTGCCGTTGACAAAATTCAGCGCATCCCACACCCATTGACCTGAAAGACCTTTGAAGGATTGAAAATCACAAAGAAAAATGTGGGTGGATTCCTGAATTTTAGAATTGAAATTGGTGTTTGATGATTCGCCGTTTGAGAAATCCAACCAACCTTTAACTGATGCAACGTCAACCCAAGTGTGTGTGCGTTCACCGATGCTGTTCTTTTCGCCTTCATCTTTAACCTGCAACAATGCAATCAGGTTTCCACCAATCTTTTTCATAGGTTAAAACCTCGCTTTGATGTAGGGTTTCAGGAAGCCAAGAAGGGTGATGGGATAACCCATCAACTGATTGTTTGCATCCTGCTGAAAATATGTCACACTATGTCTTGAAAGGGTTTCCGACTGAATACCAACCTTTTCACGGTTCTGAACATCCCACATCATCAGATTGATGACACCTTCTTTGAATGAAGCCGGGTATTGAACCTTGGTGATAAGGTTATAGGGTGCATCAAACAGTTCTTTGTCAAGTTCAATGGTGTGACCCACCCTTTTCATTTTCTTGACCACATACAAACCATCATTGATTGAATCAGTGATTTGAATGGTGTCACCCTCTCGGATGTATTCGCACCAACCGTCAATGCGGTTTGCGTTGGAAGGTGCTGAAAATCTGATTTTTCTGTTTTGGAAATTGTTGTTGGTGTAGGCTCTGACAAGTTCTTCAATCGCATCAAGTTTCATCTGCAATACTGCTTCATCAACCCCATCAAAATCAGAAATTTTTGTCAGTTCCTTGACATCAATAATCATTGTCAACACCCCTTTCTATTCAAAAAATAAAACCCCTGACTTCATCAGAAAAAGTCAGGGGTTATGTGTTGAAATTTAGTCAGTGGTAACGGAATAGCCCTTGTGGTTTCTGAACCATTCAGCCATTCTTTCATTTACACCAACCGCTTTGCCGTTCGCAAAGGCAACGCCGCCTGCACCAACGCCGGTGAAGTTGTTTTCAACCGTAACAGTGTAAGTCTTTGCCTTTTTGGGGGCTTTCTTCTTGGTTTCCTCTGCGGTTTCGTTTGCGTTCTGTTCGCCCTTGGTTTCGGGCTTCTTGTTTGTATCAGCCATTGTTTTTCATCCTTTCTTATGCAATCTTGATGTTACGGAGAACACCAGCGTGCTGTGTGTTCTTCAGGACAGTTGCGGCAACAAGTTCCAGTTCCGCATCTTTGACCGGGTCAGGCTTGCTGAAATCGGGCAAGAAGGATTCAACAACAGAAGAACCGTTCATTGTGATGCCGTGGAAGCCGTCATTTACGTCAAACTTGACACCATAGATGTCAGTAACGCCGGTAACGGAAGAACCGCCGATGGTCTTTGTAGCAACAGGAATGACCGCATTTGCGGTTGCATGACCATCATTGATGGTGTAGTGATTCTTCATGTCGATGAAACGCAGACCATCAAGGCTGATGACCTTCTTGCCAAAAGCCTGTTCGGATTCGGTCTTGTAACCAAGGATTCTTGCCACCGTCTGAATCTTGGAAATCATCTTGGTGTTCATCAGAAGCGCATCGGCATCTGTTTCAGCCGCAAGAATGGTCAGCTTTTCATAAAATTCATCAGCGTTCTGCTTCAGTGCCGCCATTGTGGAAAGGTCGATGCTTCCATTAGCGTTGTACTCGGTGGTTGTACCTGCAACCATCGAATCAAGACCTTCAAATTCGGGATGGTCACCGCTTGCAGTTGTTACTGCATCACCATTAATCAGCGTGTAATTGAAAAGGGATGCAACCGCCTTGATGTGTTCTTCAAGCTGATAGGCAAAGTTGTTGAAGCGACCGTTTGCCTTGTTCAGCACTCTGTCAATCTGAATCTTGCCGCCCATAATTGCAAGCTGTGCAATAAACTGTTCAACAGTTGCTTCTGATGCGGTATATTTGCCGTATAACTTTCTGAACTCTGCAAGTGCAGGAAGAACCTTTCTGACATAAGTGTAACGCAGGGTGCTATTGCCGCCGCCCTCTGCTACACAATCATCAAAGGGAAGCAGTGTCAGAATTTCCGATTCCCTGTAAAAGATGTCAACAATCTTGTCGAACACCTTGTCATTCATTGCGACCCTGATTTCTTCAAGTGTCATTGCCATAATCAATCATCCTTTCATTCCGCTTTTTGCGGATTGTATTTTTGTTCAAGGGCTTCTGCAAGTGTTTTAGGCTCTGAATCGCCCTCATTGTGTCCATCGCCGTCAGGAAGTTTGTTTTCATCAATCTTCTTTTTTGATTCCGTTGAAAAATGCTGTGGGTACTGTGTTTTCAATGCGGCAATGGTGTCATCAATACCCTTGATTTTGCCATCATCGCCAAGGGTAACTTCACCCTTTTCTTTGATTTTGAAGGTGAGATAATCAACATCAGTGACCTTTGCTTCAAGCAACGCCACTTTCAGTGCCGCATCGACCTTGGTCTGCTGAAGCTCTTTTTCCATCTGCTGAATCTTTCCTTCATACTCGGTGATTTTGCCCTGCAAGGCTTCATTGCCCTTGCTGTCTTTCTTCAACTGTTCAATCAGGGTGGTGGATTCACCGTGCTGTTTGGTCAGTGCATCAAAATCACCTTTCAGTTTGCCATAGCGAACATCAAGGTTTTCTTCCGATGCCGTGAAGATTTTGTTCTGTTTCATTTCACCGATGACGGATTCAACCGCCGCATCGTCCAGTCCTTTTGCTTTCAAGATTTCCTGTAATGTCATTTTGTTCATCCTTTCAACTACAATTTTTACAAGTTATGTCTTGATTGAAATACCTCTCTTTTACATCTGACCTTTGAAGATGAAAAATGGTATGAAAAAAGCACCCTTGCAGGTGCTTCAATCAGTAAATCAAATTTTAGTATGCGCTGTTTCAAGGTCTTTTTGTTGATTTAAGTATTTTTCAAATTCCTGTTTTACATTATCAGGGGCATCATCTCTAATGCCTGAAATACCGTTATCATCATAAGTAACCCAATTATCCCAAATTTCGGGTAACCTCACGGGACACCGCCACCTTTCAAATGTTTATATCGTTCAACAGTCAGTTTCCTGATTTCTGTTGATAATGGGTGTGCATTTTTTCCATTAGCATATACATCAGCAAATGCTTCAGCCAACGTTTCTGATGGATTATCTAAAGCATACCTTGAAATACCTTGTTTTAGTTCATCGTTCTTTTTTCCTTTTCCGAATGGTGTCTTTTTAATATTTTTACAAGCTCGACTGACTATTCCTTTTGCTTCAGCACATTGATTGTATGCCATGATTTTTTGCCAATCATAAACATTGGATGGGTTCATCTGACACAATATCCATTCAACCGCGTGGGCTGATTCATGAACTCCTATTGATTCAGGGCTAACATTTGCCATCCACCATCCACCGCCATATTGCTGACACAACCCTTCCAACTTTTGCAAATCACTAAAATATGCAGGATTGAAACTGATTTTGTCACCTGCGCAACTCATTACACCCCTATTGGAAGTCATAACAGTTTGAACTGATTGACCAAGTTCGGGAAAATCTTGAACCATATCTTCATATCCCATCAAGGGTCTTTTGACAACATCCAAAGATAATTTTGAAACAGATGGGTGCATCTGTATTCCATAGTTCTTTTGTAAATAATCAGACAGTTGTGTAAAGTCAGAACAGCTTTGTATAGTAATGTTACCACCTTTTGACGATGATTTCAATGATTTTGTCTGTTTTATATATTTTTGTTCAAAATCTTTGAACCCTGAACATTTGATGAACCCACCATCTTCATTGTTCCATTTCTGATAGGGTTCTTTGTCCTCATAGGTAACTTCACCAGTGTTCGGGTCAACCTTTTCTTTCAATGCCCATCTTGCCATTTGGAGAAGGCAACACCTACAGTTGCAATCTTCAGCGGCAATGCCAAAATGACCGGGCGCATTGACCTTCATTCCAGACACTTCAAAGGCTTCATCAAGTTCCCTGACTTGACCATCAAGCAACCTGTGATTCGGTCTTGTTTTGCCGTCAAGGGTAGAATCCCACTGTTTAACAATATCCGCACCCTTCTTCTTTGCCGCTTGCATTGCATCCAACCGGGCATCATTCTGAACCCTGTGTCCTTCTGTCCGTGCAATCAGCATTGACCTGTTCATATCAGACTGACCATATTCAGTAATGTTCCGGGCAATGTCAGCATAGGTCATTTGTGATGCAAGACCTCTTTGCAACTCGGTTTTGACTTGTTCTTTCAATAGCTTGGTGTTCACCCCAAGCTTATTTGAAAGTTTGAAATCATCACCAGTTTTTTGAACCGCCTTGATAACCTGCTTTTGGTCAATCGGAATCGTCAGCGGAACACCTTGTCCTTGCCAGTCATACGCAGTACCGATGAAGCCGGTCTGATAACAAGTATTGAGATAATCGGCAATGGTTGAAAAGTTGTTGCCCTGAAGTGTGTCAAGGATGCCTGAAATTTGTGCTTCCAACTGCTTTTGAAATTCAAGCTGATAGGCTTTTGATTGTGTCAGCGGATTTGCTTGCAGTTCCTTGATGTTTCTTCTGATTCTCGCAAGGGCTGATGTATAATTGCTTTCAAGCCGCTTCATCACAACCTGTTCATCGTGCAGGGTTGCTTGATACACTTCTTTTTGACGGTTATTCATCAACCATCACCGCCTTCATCGTCCACCGGCTTATTTGCAAGGGTTTCCGATGCGCTGTTCAGGTCAACAACAGGATTCTGTTCAAGCTTTGCCTTTACATCTTCAAAATCAAAGTCAAACAGGTCACAAATAGCCTGAAGAATTGTGTCATTATCAAGTTTTGCCGCCATATTTAGAATAGTATTTAACTTGATTTGTTCGGTTTCGGCTTCCGTTTTTTCAATCTGCGCATTATCAGAAGCGTTGGTCATTACCTCACGTTCAAATTCAAAATAAACATCGTTCAACTGATAATCAGTTTCATTGATGTCATTGATTTCCTGCAAAGCAACCTTGACCAGTTTCTTCAAAAATGCTCTGACTTTGGTTTCAAGTTTATTGCACTTCAAATCCAACAGGGCATATCTTGATTTGATGACAATGTTTGTGATGTTTCCATCACCAAGCTGTGCCGCATTAAAGCCCATACCAAATTTGTATATGTTCTTTTCGTCAATTTCTAACTTCTTGACCCTTGCATCATAGGGCAAATCAACCGTCTTGACATCAACATCACCATCAGGTTCAACACCGATGTGTTTCTTGGTTTTGATGTTCTGTATCAGTTCTTCCATATTGTCACCTTGGAAGCCCTTGACTACATACAAGGCTTCTGATACATCTTGCAGGTTATTTGACAGCCCACAAGCCATCAGGTCATAATCATCAATTAATGCCTTGACCGGGTTCAAATGACTGGTCTGCTTTCGGTTGGCATCCAGTCTGAAGAAGGGGATGAAATCAAAGGAATCACCAAACTTGCCTTCTTCATTGTCTTTTTCATAGACAATGTGTGGTCTTGGGTTCAGTGGTTCATCAGTGTCCTTTTCAATCTTGTTTGAATCGACTTGAACATAATAATGAACTTGCTGTTTATCCCACACCTGAATCCGCTTGATTTCCTTTTTGTTTTTGTCAATGCGGTCAGTGTAGATATATATGACATATTCGTTGTGGTCATCTGTGTCCTTTGCCTTAACTTTAATAACGCCCATTGCATCAGCGTATTGGAAGGAAATGCGGTCATCAGCGTTCTTGTAGGCGTACATATCACCGAAACCACATTTGCACACATCGGTCAAAGTATCAGCAAATTCATCCCTGAAATCATCACCGAAATATAAGTCAAGCTGTTCTTGCAGTTCAGGAATGTCCGATTTGACAAACCCTTCCTTGCCGGACAACATATATTGAACACACTGGTCAACCAGTTCGGTGAAGAAAGGATGACAAATCTTGATGTTGCTTCTTGTAGTATCTTCAACCAACTGCCCATTTGCGTTGAAGTAGTACAATTTATAGTTCAAAATATCATGCTTTCCTTCATAATACCTTGAACCGACTTTTGCACTCTGCTTTCTTGGGCTGTTTGCATCGTCCTGAATTAATCTGCTGATTTCGTCTATTGTAAGCATCTTTTTTCACCGCCTTTCCGCATAGAATTTATTGTGTAATAAAACAGTAATTCACATAAATTCAGGTTTTATGTGAATTACTGTTACTACCGTGTTACTAATACAGCCAAACCTTTGGTTTTCTCCATCCTTCAATACCATACCTTAATGCCGCCATAGCATCATCAAAAAATGGTACTGGTTCATCTAAATATTCAGATGATTTTTCATCTTTTTTCCATTTCCATTGCTGAAGTTCTTTAATGGTATTCACGCATGAAGGATGAACATATATTTTGTGCTTTTTTAACCAGTCGATTTGTGCTTTGACTGAACCTTGTTCTTTCTCAACTTTTCTTGCCA